CTAATACATCCATTAATCGCCCTAAAAATAAACCTTCGAAGGTAACCTTTCCAATGGGTGGTCTTTTCGCGAAAGGTGAGAAACCAAAATTTTTGGGTGGTGTGAGAAGTGCAGTTAAACCAGCTCGATCAAATGTGAATATTCAACCAAAGAAAAAGGGTTTCTTTGCAGGTTTGTTTGGTGGCGGTAAAAAAGAGGAGAAGAACTTTATCGCTGCCAATAAGTTTGGTGGTTCAAAACCGGGTTACGTTTTTCGAAAAGGTGAAAATGGGTTGGGTTACTACTTAAATGCAGGTGTGGTTCAAGGACCACAAATACCACTTGCAACCAATATTATTCAGCCAACTCCAGTCGCTCCAAAAAATGAAGATCTTTCAGTTGATTTGGCAGTTGTCAGAATAAAGCAACTTTCTCTCAAGCGTGAGAAAAAATTTATTGACGAAATTTCCAATGGAATTTCTAAAAAAAAGGATGTTGTACAAAGAGCTGAACAAGCTAAAAAAGAAGAAGATGATCTTGTTGGTTTCTTAGAACAACTTGAACTTTCAAATACAAACAGAGCTGCTTTTATTCAACGAATGACTACAAATGATTTCAATTCACTCAAGGTTGAAGCTCAACTCAAGAGTGACGAAAAACGCAATGTTGTTCGAACAAATGAAGAAAAAATGGCTATGTTTCTTGAAACCACTACATTGGATGCGGCGAACAGACAAACCTTCCTCAACAAAGCTAAACAAGAAGGTGCGAACATTGACACACTCATTTCGGAAGCTAGAAAACTTCAAGAAGTGAGAAGATCTGTTAAACTTCAACAAAAGCAAGCGCAATTTAAGGAGCTTCTTAGTGAATATGCGTTGAGTAATGATGATAAAATGGCTTTAATACAGCAAGTTACGGAAACCGCTAATGTGAATTCAATGAAGAGATTAGCTTCAGAACTTGTGGCTAAGAGAAAAGATGAAAAGAAGAACATTATTCAACAAAATCTTCTTACGTTTTTGCAACCATTAGAAATTCCACAATCAAACAAGAATATGATTTTACAAAAATCTCGTGTCACGAATGCTAACATAAATACATTGAAGAGAGAAGCACTCAATATTGAGAAAAAACGAAAACAGGAAGATATTACCAACGACAAAAAGAGGTTAATGAATCGTTTGGAACAAATTGGTCTCGGTCAAATTAACCAAAACAGTATTGTTAAAAAATTCAACAGTGGCAATCGCAATGTTGATAAGTTGATTGAAGAAGCCAAAGAATTGCAACAACGAAGAAACCAAGAAGGTCTTAACACAAAGCGCAAGGAATATAGCGCGTTCTTGAACACACTTCAAAATCTTACACCTGAAGATAGAGAACAACTTTTGAACAGTGGTAATTTTAACCAAAATAAGGCAAGAAATTTGTCCAAAGAACGAGCTGCACAAGCTAAAGCTATGCAAACGGAAAACTTTTCAACCTTCTTGAACCAATTGGGTCTCACCGGTCAAGATAAAACAAATATGATTGGTTTGTTCAATGGTAACACACTCACAATGAATGCTCTCAAGAGAAAGGCGACCGAACTAAGAAACAAGAGAGTTGGTGAGAAAAGACTTGCCAATAGAGATGTACTCAAGAAGAACCTTGAAAACGCAACCAATCTTGAAAATGCTGTGAAAGTTGGCATTATGAAAAGATTTGAAGATGGTGAAGCAAACCTTACCACTCTTCGCACAGAAATCACACAACTGATACAAAACACAAAGAACGCTCGTTTAGCTAACAAGAAGCAAAAGCTTGCAAAGAATGTTCAAAACAGTTCTCTTTCACAAGCTAATAAAAACGCATTTATCCGAAAGTTGGATGATACCAATTTGAATCTTAATGCGTTACGTGGAGATTTTATTACCATGATCGAAAAAGCCGTTGAAACACAGCGAGCTAAAGATCGTGATGAACTCGAAGAGTATATGATATCTAAAAAGATGTCCAACACAAACCGCGGTGCAATTCTCAGTAAATTCAATGCGAACAGTAAAATTTCTTTGATTGCATTGAAGCAAGAAGCGAACGCGTTATTGGAACAACGGTTTGTGGCTAAACGCATGGAAAATGCTGCCAACTTAAACGCTTATGGTAGAAAGCTTGGGCTCAACAATGCGACCATAACTACACTTACCAATAAGTTAAACCGAGAAGATCTCAATTCTCTTAAGGCTGAAGCCAATAGAATTGCTGAGAAAAAGGCTAGCAACTTGAAGGAAGCCGAGAACAAGGAATTGAACAAGTACATGACTAACATTGGTCTTAACGCTAATAACAAGAGAAATGTACTCAATCAAAAACTCCCTCTCAACAACGCAAAGAGATTTGCGAACGACCTTCTCCAAAAGAAGATTGCCGAAAAGAGAAATAAGAATAAAGCTGCACTTTCGGTCATTCTTAACAAATTGAACATTACCAACACCGACAGAAACCAATTCTTCAATAACTTGAACAAGGGTGTTGATGTTCGTATGATCAAACAAAATGCTATCAAGTTCTCGGGTGAGAAAAAGAAGATGGTCAAGGGATACCAACGACAAGATCTCATAGCTCACCTCTCCCAATTGAAATTGAACAATGGAGAACAAAGATCATTCCTTAATGCGTTTAACAGAAACGCGGATGACTTGAATAGCATCAAAAAACAAGCTTCGGAATTTGCTGAAAAGAAGATAGATCAACAGAAGAAGGAAGTTAGAAATGAACTTCTTGCATACTTGAATAGTCTTAAACTAGAAAAGACCAACATAAATTCAATTATGAAAAACTTTAACGATACAACAACAAATGTTGGTGTTCTTAAAGCCCGGGCTAAAGAAATTGCAAATTCTAGGGATCATGAGAGATGGGTTGAAAGTAATGGGGAATTTAGAAACTATCTTGAAACATTGGAAAATCTCACCAATCAAGATCGTGTCAATATAACATCAAACATAAATAGTTCATTTGTCAATTGGAATGCACTCAAAAAGAAGGCTACCAATTTGGCTGTCAAGAGAGCTTCTAATAGAAGAAAAGGACAACGTGAAGAACTTAATAAATTAATGACAAATTACGGGTTTAGTAATAACTCAAAGAAGGTAATTCTTGACAAATTTGATGATCAAGTTGCAAACCTAACCACACTCAAGAATGAAGTTCAATCCCTGAAAAAACAAATGAACCAACAAAAGGCTTTGAAAAATAAACAAGAATTTGTGAATTTCTTGTCTAAACTCAATCTTAACAAATCTGATAAGAATGGATTGTTGGAAAAGTACAGTAATGGTACATCAACATTGAACAATCTCAAGAAGGAGGCGACAAATCTTGTGAATACAAGAAGAAAGACCAAGCGTGATGAATTGTTCTTCTACATTTCAGAACTTGGTCTCGAAGAGAAGGATAGAAATCTCATAATGAATAATTTCAATAACAAGCCAAGTGACTTTAACTCTCTCAAGAACAAGGCGCAGCAGCTCAAGAAAGCTGCCAACGCTGCGGAGTTGGCAAAGATCCGCAAAGAACTTTCGGAATACCTTCAAAGTTTGAATATGCTTACTAATGAAAATCGAAAGGCATTGATTAATACACCGGGTGCTTCCACTCAAAATATTCGTAACAAAGCAAACAATCTTCAACAGCAGCGAGTGATTGCAAAGAAAACTGCAGAAGCTACGAAACTTGCGAATGCTGCTAAGAATTTGCCCGAAGAAAACCGCAAATACGTCATTGACAAGTTCAATACACAAAATGTTACATTGGAGTCAATGTTGAACGAAGTTGCGGATCTAAAGAAAAAGATTGTGAATGCTAAGAGAGCTTCGGAAAGAGTGGATCTTTATCAATACATTAACAATATCAACTTACCCGTTCAAGAGAGAAAACTTATTATGTCACAGTTTGATCAGACAAATACGAATTTGGCTACAATGAAAGGTAAAGCTAATTCTTTGAAAAGGGAATATGAAGAGAAAAAGATTGCCGCTAATAGATCTGAACTTGAGAAGTATATGAAAAATAGTCTCAAACTCAGTCAAACAAATATAAATTCTATATTGAATAAGTTTAATGCGGGTCAAAGTACTCTACTTTCACTCAAAGCCAATGCTGAAGAGTTGTTGGCTCAAAGAAAGGATGAAAAGCGACTTGCAAACAGAAATGAACTGCTTGCCTACTTCAAAGAGATTGGTCTCTCCGAAGAAAATGGAAAGAGTGTTTTGAACAAATTTAATAGCACAAACATACCATTGAATGGAGCTCGTAAAGAGGCTGCCACTCTTTTACAGAAACTCATTACACAAAAGAGAGCTCAAAACCGAGTCGCGTTGAAAGAGTTTATGAATACTCTTCAAAATCTTAATAATGTAGGTAAAAAGGCAATTCTCAAAGAATATGATAGTGAAACCGCAAACTTGAATACTCTCAAGAACAAGGCTTCACAAATAAATGCAGCTACCAAAAATAAGGCTGAACAAAGACGCGAATTGTACAGATATATTAATAGTTTGGGTATAAATGCCACCCCTTTCATGAATAAATTTGATAGTGGAAAGGGTACATTGAATAGCCTCAAAGCCAATGCCAATAAAACAAAGGCTGAACTTAACGCCAGGGCTATCGATAAAAAGAAAGATGATCTTCGAGCATTCATGAATAACACGAGAATTTCAAACGCAAATAAGAATTCTTTCCTCAACCGTGTCAATCTTAATACCAACCTTAACACAATAAAGAAGGAAGTAAGAATGCTCAATGCTACAATTGAAAACAAGGAACAAAAAATTGCGGGTAAAAAGACGGAACTTCGTGTATTCTTGAATACATTGAATAATGTAACTCCACAAAACAAACAAAAATTGATTGCCAAGGTTGTGAATAACTCAACCAATATAAATCAACTCAAAAATGAAGGTCGTGTATTGAATAAGGCTGTTAAGAATAAGAGAGCCGAAGCACAGCGTCTTAAGGAAGAAGAAGAAGCTCGTAAGATTGCTGAAGCCAAACTCAAAGATGAAGCACGACTCGAAAGTCACTTGAAGGGTCTCAAAGATCTCACAGCTAACAGAGTTGAATACTACAAGGGAGAACTCGCTGGCGAAAAAGCAACTCTTGCAGCTTTGATGGCTCAATCCAAAGATGAAGACAAAAAACAAAAATCCGAAAAAACCTTGTTTTACAACTACATTCGCAATACAAAGATGCAACAAAACAGAAAGAAGAATTACATTGCAATGGTAAAGGCGCCGAGATCTGATATAGTTGCAATCAAGAAGCTTGTGAATGCGAATATTGAAGCTATCCGTCGTCGGGAAGTAATATTTGCGGAAGAACAAGAAGCCAATCAAAAGAAGAGAGAAGAAGAAGCTAAGAAGAAACTTGAACAAAATCTTCAAGTACTCTCTTCAGAACTTCAAAAGCTTACAAATCTTACGGATGAAGATCGCACAATGTATATGAATAGTTTGAAGGCGAGACCAACTACTTTTGACATGGTGATTAAACAAGCCCAAAATAAGAATGGTGGTGTGAAACGGCGAAAAGCAATGGCTGAAGAAGAACGTAAAAGATTAGAAGAGATTTCGAAACAAAAGGCAGAAGAAGCGCGCAAGGACAGAAATAAAACAACAAAGAACCTTGCAGAGTCTCTCCAATCTCTTTCAACTCTTACACGAGAGAATCGTAAGAAGTTCATGAATAGACTTCAACAGAATAACCCAAGGATAATTCTTTCTAATGCGATGAATCTGAATAAAGAGCGTAAGGCTAAGGCTAAGGCTGAAGAAGAGCGAAGACAAGCTGAGGAAGCTGCTAAGAAGAAGGCTGAAGAAGAGCGAAGACAAGCTGAGGAAGCTGCTAAGAAGAAAGCTGAAGAAGAGCGCAAGGTTAGAAATGCACAAACTAAGAAGGTTGCAACTAACCTCCAAGGTCTTAAGTATCTCAAGCGTGACAACCGTATAAAGTTCATGAACAAACTTCCACAAAATGGTGCTAATAAAGTGCTTGCTAACGCCAAGAAACTTGATCAAAATAGAAAAGAAGATGAAGCATCAACTAGACGCGGTATTGAATGGAAACTCAAAAAGATTGGTGTTACAGGTTCCGATCTCCAAGGTTTTATGAAGAGATGGGACGTTTCCAAGGATAAGGGTATCTTTGATGAAGCCCGTAAGATAATTGCAAAGAAGAGAGACCCATTGCTTGCGAGAATTAAGCGTAATGTTCCAGCTAGTAATAACTTCTCACAAGCGCAAGTGAAGTGGTCTGCGGCAATTCGTGAAGCGACTGACGACGCTTCACTCCAAAAGATTGAAAGACTTTTGGATACCAAGTTGAAGCTCAAGGCTAGAACTGAAGCCGAAGTTAAGAGTCTTCCACCACGAGAACAAACTCGTTATCTCAAGAACTTCATGGCTTACAAGAATGATGTAGCCCAGAGAACTCAAGAGTTGGACAAATTTGTGAAGACTAAGCGTAACGCTAAAGATGCAGCTACGCGTGAAACCGCTACTAAGCTTAAATCATTTAACAAATTGGAGAGACAAAATAGACAAAGTTTCATGAACCGTGTAACCAAAGGTGAAAATAGCGAGATGGTATTGAGAAATGCTGAGAAGTTGCAACGTAATCGCAGTGCGGCTGCACGTCTTGAAGCTCAACGTAAAGAACGAGAAGAAAGAGAGAGGCAGCAAGTGCGAGAGCGTGAAGAAAAAGAAAGAAAGCAACGTGAATATGAGAAACAAAAACAAACCAAATTAAGAGCAAATACGGCTAAGATGCTTCAAGGTATGTCCGGTCTCGAAAGATCTAATCGAAAAGAGTTTATGAATAGATTAAATAGAGGTAATGATCCAGCTAGAGTTATTTCTAATGCCAGCGCTAGAAATCAAAAAGCTCGAAGCCGACCAAAAACTGTTCCTCAACAGCCACAGGGTCGTGTAGCAGGAAAAACAAAGAAGATGAAGGCGAAAAATCGTGCGAGAATACCAAATACTAGACCATCTTATGGTTCTAGAACTAAGAAAAAATCACTATACAATAAACAACTCCAGAGTGTTATAGCGCGTTTGTAAAAATATTTACAAATAATAAATGACAAGGTTTGCAATCCTCGCCCTTATAGCTCTCGCTATCATATACGAAAAAGCGACCCAATCTGAAGAAATAGCTGGTTCTAAGAATTTCCATCTCAGTGCGGGTATGTCTAAAAATATATACAAACAAATGCGTGGGGATGGTGTCGATGCGGAAAGACTTAAAAAGTTCGTGCAATTGGAGGATCGTTTTCTTCAAATTGAACGAAATTCGGTATGTTCGGGAATATCAAACTATGTAGAGGGTGCTGTGATATCTAATTTAATTAAGGAACTATTTCCAAACTACAATTTTGCGTACCACACGATTCACCTCAAACAAATTGGTGAACCTCTTAAAATTGTGAACACACGAGTAACATGTTGAGAAGATTCCATACAAGCATCTTATGCTTTGGACTCTCAATTTTACTATAATTTCTAACGATGTACATGATGAGCGCATTATCGTCCTCATCATGTGTTTCCAATAAATATTTAACTGGATCGGGTGCGTTCACAAAATCATCGTTGATTTTGTATTCCAATTCAAGTTCACAGATTGACTTGTCGCTTTCACGACCCTTCCTAATGTAGTCGGCGATAATATAGAATACCGCGTCCAGGAGTTCCTCAACGCACATATCAATCCAGGAATCTGAGGGTGTTCCCCATTCCTTTGTATCAGAGTTGACAATGATACCGTGACCATATCGCTTCTTGCCAACCTCGAGGCGTTCAATCAATTGTCGCTCAATTGATTCCATATCTGTGTATACATCCCATTTAATCCTTAAGTTTACATCTTTTCTACTCTTGCCTTAGCCATAAGACCTGGTGATTTGTTTTTCCTGGCATTTAACCAAGTCTTCTTGTGATTCGCCAACTGTTTCATAGTTGGACCTTTAGTAAGAATATAGTTTGTCGCAGCATTTCTATACTGTGTCACCAAGTTACGTGGAACGTTAGTGACATTGAGTTGACTTCCAATAAACTTCTTTTCCAATTCTTGTCTTCTCTCCAGTTTCCAATTACTAACCATATCCCTCTTAATGGCATCCACATTCTTCTTGAATGGGAGACCCAATTTATTTCCCTTGTTCAATTGATTAATCTTCACTTTGATTGCTTTTACATCATTATCGAGGGATGGCATCACATTCTTGTAACGGTTCATCCACCGACTACCGTACAATTTAACAAGATCTCTACGAATTGAGTTTTCATTGAGACCTCTCTTCTTAACGACTTGCTGTACCTTTACCACTTCTTTTTGTTTTGCCACTTCTTTACGGGTTGGTTTGGATGGTGGCGTCTTTGGTTTTGGTTTTGGAGCTGTCATAGCGTTACGCACCTTTTCAATTTTTTTACAGAGAGTTGCCTTTGTTTCATTGGGATCAAGTTTGATATTAAGAATACCCGCAACTCGCAAAAGTTCTGTTTTACTATATCCTGTACAAGTCGCACGACCAACCTTGAATGTGTTACCCGTACCAGATAGGGTTACATTCTTATTCTTATTAGTATTACGGAATGTAGCGGTTTTAGTATTCGTGGTCTTCTTAATCTTATCACAAATATCTTCTTTCTTTGATGATTTTGTAATACCGACGATACCCATTTTTTTCGCAAGATCCACGAGTTCAGGTTTAGAGATGCGCATACATTGTTTAATGTCAATCATTAATGCTGCACGCTGATTTGTGTTGAGAGCCGTTTTTTTGGTAGTTTTTTTCTTGACTATTTTTACTTTTCGTGGTTGTTTCTTTGTAAGTTTAGATGGTATAGACGTTGTAAGTGTAATATCACCATTTTCGTATAAAAGTCTAGCGAGTTCTATACCAGTATCGTATGCATCAACTAATACAGAAGGATTCTTAGCACCTGAAATTTGAATATTACCAGATTTAGCTATAATAAATTTATAATCGTTATAAGTTCCGTACATAAATGGGGATTCATCTGGATTGTATGTAAGCCACGAAAATCCATATATTCTTTGTTTTGATGCGAGATCAGCCATATTAGTGATCACACCATTTACTCGAAATTGACCACTGAGATTGTTATATTCAAATGGATTATATAAGAAAGATTGTTTATCTGAATAAGTATCTACTATGAAACGTCGAATAAGTTCAGGTTGATTTGATATATTGGTTCCGATAAATCCACCAGAAAAACGAATCTTACCATTTCTATAAATATTTACAGTTGCACCTTTAGACTCCGAACCATTTGAAATGGTAATTTTAAGTTGAACTGTAAAGAAATCCTTTTTGAGATCCCCCTGCTTTCCATATTCTTTGGTATGAGTAAACCCAGTAACAAAACGCCCATAAATACCATTGATTTCTTTAGTGTCTATATAAAGACCCTCACCAATAGGTGCTTTGGGTAGTGGAGTTTGTAATAGTATCTTTTTCAGGTTTATACGCGTCTCAGCGTTAAAATCTTTATTGACAGTTGCATTAAACATACCTGGATTGAGCTTACTAACAACAAAATCAATGTTTTTTGCTTTAGGTGGAGTTGGAATATCGAGGATATAATTTACATTATCATTAGTATTACTATTTGAATCGTGAACAAACTGGGCAAACTCACCATAATTTTCATTACTTATTATATTTCGTTCAAGTCTTGGTGGAAATGTTTGAGGTTTTGGTGCAATTCCAAGTTCCATCTCAATCTCTCTCGTGAGAGCATTGTTTGACGCAGTTGTCGAAACAGAACTTGGGCTATTTGGTGATTGTATTTCAACCCCTGACCGTTTCACAAATTCTTTGAGCTGCTGACTCATATTACTATTGGGTGGTATTTTTTTTAATAGTCATCGGTGAATCCAAGACTCTCTTCGACCACATCAACACCATAAATGACAGGTTGTTTTGGATACGTACGTCCCTTATACTCAACTACTTCATCTCTAACTTCAATGTCTCTCGAGCTGAAAGGTCCTGCGTAGAAGTCCTGATTAAACTTGTGTTTTCCCAAGTTATTCGCTTGACAGTGTTGATTGAAAACCTGTACAAAGAGTTTCTGCGGCACAAACAAGTCTTTACCGTAGACAATATTTGTACTTTCCAAAAAGTTGTGCAGTGTACTTGCAACCATCGCTACTTGCTTCTGGATCTTCTTGAAGTATTCTGGTACAACATTCCAAATATCCTTATTTCTATACTTACGTGAATAATCAAGATACGCTTTTACACATTTGAGTAAAATAATTGGTAGTTCTCTGTCTAATTTTTCATCAAGTTGTGGATCTGCATCACGAACCTGTTTAGCGAAGTTCCATGGAAGAATACGACGAAGAACTGATCCGGAATTGTCTTTCCAATTTGGAACTTCATTACCACCCAACACACCCGGAACCTTCCATTCAATTGATACGGCTGTCTTATTCTTAACTGCAATGGAGACATCTTCACCTGATACCATTGATTGAAATTCGGCTTGTTCCAGAGCAAGATCACCCTTTACCTCTGGTGCAATAAACATGAATGAATCCTTAATTGCAGAGAGTCCAAACTTCTTCTCAATATTGTTCGAAAGGGTTCCAACATCTTCATTTTCATAAAACTTTTTGAAAACTTTTGTAATCAAGGTAGATTTACCGGAACGAGCAATTCCTTTGAAGAATGGTATTACTTGCCAACCATCCAAGTCCCCGATATCATAACAAAGACGACCACCCATGACATAAGCCCAATTACAGACTTCATCATCAAATTTCTGGTACTTGAGAATCGAGTCAAACCACGGAGTTGGGATATCTTGCCAACGCTCTAAATGTGAGAAGTCATCAAATTGTTGATCAAAGTACTTGCAAGCAATAATAGTTGGATCTAGGCATCTAAACTCTTTACTGTCATATGAGTAGAAGCAACAATCATACACACCCCGATCTGGAATCCATTCTTTGCCGACAAAAACACCATTCTTGAAGCTCCATACATGTCGTCTTTTTGTAATTTCTGGGAATTGGGCATCAATACACTTGGACATGTTGTCAATTACATCCCTGAAAACAGTACCACGACTCGTAAAGTTTTTCCATGTAACAAAATCATCATCTTTTTGGGCTAGAGAATAAACAAACTGTTCAATGGAGAACTTTGGCTGCCACGCTCTAGTCCTATGACCTTCAATAGTCTTAATTTCTTCGCAGCACTGACCTTTGTATCGTCTATATCCAGATTTGTACGTCTGATCGAGTGAGTATAGAAGACACTTCTGAAATGGCGTTGAATTTTCTATCTCATCTTCATCCATTGTAGATGGATCACCGAGAGCTTTGAATTGTGGCTGTGCTGTTGGATTATATACTCTCTCAAAAGTAATGTAGTGACGTCTGATATTATCGTAACCATCACTTACCTGTTTCAAAATGTTGTTTATCTTAGTTATGGTTGTAGCTCCGCTTTCATCCAGTTCCTTTTTTTGCATTTTTAAGTCTCTTGCATGATTCTTCAAATTTGTTAAATACTGTCTACATCTATCACGACTACCTTTTATAGCTGGCAGATCAATACTTGACGGATTAAGATTTCCATATTCATCAAAATTATCGCGATGAACATACTGGCGGTAGCCCAAATTCCGTGAATCTGTAAAATCGTTCGACTTGAGATTCCAAACAATTTCCCATTTATCAACCGTGTTACGAACGCCATCTTCTTTCATCGATTGGATATCTTGTTTATGAAGTTCGGTAAGAGCTTCATACTTATTGGGTTCCTTATCGATGAAATGGGTCTGGTCCATTTCTGTGATTTACTTACATACAATTTTTGTTTCTAAGCTTATTTTTGAGATTGCATTCTCGTAAGCATTTTAATTAATATCTTGTTTTGAGTTTCAATTTGGTAACATAGATTCACCAGGGCGGAACACACGGTATCGCCGTCTGGGGTCGCAAGAAGGGACGACATTAGACCTGCAAGATCCATACCTTCGTCTTCTTCCTCAAAAAAATCGCCGTCATCGTCTTCGACATCTGTATTATAAATTACTTCGTCCCCTTCTTCGTCGCTCACAATTTCACCTTCTTCAATTTCATCGATTGGTTCTTCAGGGTGAGATGACATTTAACATAGACTGAGAAAAGTTAGTAAGTAAATTTTCGCACTGGTGCGATTTTGACCAAAATTATTTTCTCCGTATATAGTACAAAAACTCTCAGAATGGCCGGTGGTCTCATGCAACTCGTCGCCTATGGCGCCCAAGACGTCTACTTGACCGGTAACCCAAAGGTTACCTTCTTCCAAGCTGTGTACAAGCGACACACTAACTTCGCGATGGAAAACATCGAACAAACTGTCAACGGTAACCCTGCCAACTCAGGGCGTGTGTCTGTCACCGTTGCGCGTAACGGTGATTTGATCGGTGACATGTACGTCGAACTCAAGTCCGCCGCGAGCAACACCCGCACCGCGGATGGCACTGACTGCAACTGGGTCGCTGAGCGTGCGATCAACAACGTTGAATTGTCCATTGGTGGTCAGCGCATCGACAAGCACTACCAAAAGTGGTGGAGATTGTACTCGGAGCTTTACTTGGATGAAGCCAAGAAGGCTACCTACGCTAAGATGACCACCGCGACTACCGGTAACACCGTGTACTTGCCTTTGATCTTCTTCTTCAACCGTAACCCAGGTTTGTACTTGCCATTGATTGCTCTCCAATACCACGAAGTCCGTATTGATGTTGATTTGGCGAGTGACTTCTCGACCTACTGTAACACCGATACCTTCAAGGTGTGGGGTAACTATGTGTACTTGGACACCGAAGAGCGCCGTCGCTTCGCGCAAAAGGGTCACGAATACCTCATCGAGCAAGTGCAACACACTGGTTCCGACACCGTGACTTCCGCTGGTCCCAAGCAAGTCCGTTTGTCTTACAACCACCCAGTCAAGGAGCTTGTGTGGTGCTTCTCCAACGCTGCGGCTAGTTCTTCTCTCTGGAACTTCACTTCCAGCAACAATGATGATGAAATCATCCTCGAGTCCAATGCGATGGCGGTTTCTGCGTCCAACTGCTACGTGCCAGTTTCCCAAGCGACTGGTGTGCCACTTGTTGCCTTCGGTGACAACGGTTCCACTGTGGCTTTCACCGAAGAAGCCGCGGGTCCACTTTCCGAGTTCAAGTTGGTCCTCAACGGTCAAGATCGCTTCAAGGCCCAAAAGGGTAAGTACTTCAACCAAGTGCAACCATTCAACCACCACACTGGTTGCCCATACCCAGGTGTGTACTCTTATTCCTTCGCGTTGAAGCCAGAAGAGCACCAACCAACTGGTACTTGCAACTTCTCCCGCATCGACAACGCCCAAGTTGCGGTGACCATGAAGGCTACCGATGCGACCACCATGCACATGTTCGCGACCAACTACAACGTCCTCCGCATCCAATCCGGTATGGGTGGTCTCGCCTTCTCCAACTAAGTTGTTGATTATGGCTTAAATATAAATATCGTCTCGTACTTCTAAAAACTTAAATATTAAGATATCAAAAAAAATATCCTAATATTTAAAATGGACGGTGCTAAGATAGCACTTCTCGCTTGTATATGCTCTTCATTCGTTTCTAGTTCTCAGTCTGTTCTATGTAAAGCTATACCAGGTAAAAATTGTGCCAATGTGCATGGAAGTATGATGTCTTGTATTTGTTGTGTAGCTATGTTATTGATTTTGTTCAGTACGTAAATTTAAAATATAATAATATAGTAAAATGATTGAAGAACGACGACAAAAAAAGGCTAGTAAAACTCAAACTCTTGGTTTTGGTATTTTGGCGACCACTTTAGTTTTATCTATGGCAATTGGATTCTATATGATGCGCGATGTTAAAGTCAATAAACTTAGTTAAAAAAATAATATTAATAAATAATATATCACAATGGGCTTAAAAGTACTTCTTAAAAATCGAAACTATTATGCATCTCTTGGTCCACAACCAATTCAAATATACAAAGATATGCATAGTAACGAAAAACCAAGAAAGTGGATAATGAGTGGTACGATTCAAACGTGGGAAAGTGAAGAAGACTGTGAAAACAACCTACCACCAAATGGTAGTGTTACTGTATATATTAATTTGGATTCACCCCCAAATGGTAATATTGTAGATATGATCTACGCTAAATATAAATCAACTCTTGGCGATTATGTAGATGATATTAGTGTCACAAGTAAATAAAATCCCAGTGTAAAATAATGGAGCCTCATTCGTGGTGTGAGAAGCAGGAGAAGCTTCTCAAATCATGGGCAGAGCGGGCTGCGGGATACCGCTGGCTTCATAACCACGCGCGTCTTCATTTCAAAAAACAGAATGATTACCTGTCATATCCGAGTATAATCATCGCGAGTATCACAGGTGTTGGGGGTTTCGCGGTTCTCAATCCAAGTGGGAATGATAGCGTTTCATCCGAAACTCGCGCTAAAATTATGATTGTCCAGTACTTCTTTGCGTTCCTCAATGTTTTGGGTGGTATCCTCACATCTATAGGTAAGTTTAGTCAAAGTTTGAGTCTCTCAGAGGCACACTCTGCGATGTGCGTCCAGTACTCCAAGTACTATAGAAATATAGATATGGAGTTGTCCCTTGATGTCGCGGACCGCACGGAGGTTGTTGATTTTGTCCGGAAGTGTCGCGAAGAGTACGATAGACTTCTTGACGAAGCCCCAGATATTCCCGCGATATCTATACAGGCGTTCAATTTGGAGTTCCCAGATAAAGTCAATAAACCCGATGTATGTAATGGTCTAAGTATCATTATATGTGATGAGACCGCGTCACAACTCGCATCAAAACGAGCTGTGACCAGGTGGCTAGGGGCACTCAAAGGTATGACCACCCGTAGGAGTAGGGATATAGATGATTTAGCGAGAATGGAAAGTGTTTAAAGATTTTATAAGAGTTTCAGTAAATGGACCATTTTATTTTGGAAATACCAGATGCACTTCCAAAACATTTATGTGAAGAAATAATAAGACGTTTTGATAGTGATGATCGTAAACGGGCAGGTCACGTTAATTATGGTTCATTAAGTAATGAACCTTTTGTAGATCTGGAATTAAAAAATGCCGAAGAATTATTTATTTCCCCACTTAATGACTGGAATGATATAGATAAATCGATTTCCGAATGTGTAAGTAAAAGTATAAAAATTTACTTAAATTTTCTTAAAAATAGTTTTGATTATAATCAAAAAATCAGTCCACTAGGAACAATTGTCGATATGCAAAATATTGTAGATCGTGGGTATGAAATACAAAAAACACCCAAAGGTGGAAAATACGCATGGCATTATGATGGTGGAATTGGAGTTAATGACGTTGCAAATATTATTATATATTTAAACACACTCGATTATCACGAAGGTGGTCGTACAAGATTTATACATGGAAGAAAGGTGAGACCAGAAACTGGTAAGATGTTAATTTTTCCAACAACATGGACATTTGTCCATTCGGGTGAAGAAGTAAAATCGGATAACCACAAATATACATGTGTAGCTAGAATCGTATTAGGAGATTGTACATGATTTGTCAGCTACCAAAGCGTAGAAAGTTGTAAATAGAACCAATGTGGGTAATAAAACCTTCTGTCTCTGCGGAAAGAAAGCTAACCCCAAAACAAGTAGAGTCAATATGTACATATATACAAATTGACTGTATTCAATTATAGCTCTAGAATATCGTCCAACACTTAGGGAACCTGGATACGACACAAATATTGATTCGGTATCGATTTTCTTTCTATTTGGTGTAAAGTTTTGAAATATTTTTTCATCTTCATCAACTTTTATGAAATCATATTTTTGACATATGGTATTGAGATTTACCTGGTCGTCTTCACATTTTAGTGAAAGTGCTTCGTCTATCACCAGCTTTAAATATTTAGCATATCCCATGTAAAGACCTGAATTTGCCATCGTTTCACCTTTGCATACACCAAAAATAGCCTTTGACAGTGTTTTACCAACCATGCGTGGATCCCTTGATACCAAAACTTTACAATCACATTCCTTAAAAAGTTCAACAACATTATTTGGATTTCTATTAATTTTAGTGTCAAACCCATCAAGAAATATGACTATGTCGTCGTCATTTTTAGTTTCAAGATATTTTGTCATTGCTTTGTACTTGTCACTGAACCCATTCCACTTGGTTCCCCAACCCAAGACTTTGATAGGAACAGCAAACTCGTTATTTACAAGCTCCTCAAACATACCCTGAGACTTGTTTGCATATGTAACAATCTCAAGTGTCATTATTAGTATATACATACATAAAAACAGACTACGTAGGTAAGACAAAGATGAACATTGGCATCCTTACCGCTGGTGGTGTGTGTCCAGGTGTCAACACTCTCATTAGGTCAATCACTCTCCGTGAAAAGAACCAGGGAAATAAGGTCTATGGTTTCAGTGACGGTTTTAGAGGTCTCAATGAAAATATTAATGAATACTTTGAACAAAAATACCTTGAAGATGGACCTGGGACAATTCTAAGAACTTCATATGACTATGTGGATGTCGACAAGGCAGTCAATACTTTGAGAGACTACGACCGTCTGTACTGTATCTGCGGAAACGAGTCTATGAAATCGGCGAGAGACTTGGCTCTCGATGACCGTGTGGATACAAATATTATCGGAATCGCCAAGACTGTATTCAACGACATCCATGGTGTAGAGTCTATTGGATTTCAAACTGCGGTCCAAGAACTTGCCCGATACATTGATTGTGCGTTCATTGAAGCGACGTGTACAAACTCTATTGTATTCCTAGAGACACCTGGGAGACACAATAGTAAATTGGCTATATATGCGGGTCTCGCGAGGAATTCAAAGATTACGAGTGTTATTACCCCAGATACAGAGGATGATTACCGTACGACGATTGAATATGGCTACGCGAACAATGGTTACGCGGTCGTTGTTGTCTCTGAAATGTGTGACTATCAACACCTCCTTACAAGTCTCTCGGTCAAGCCCAAGGTCATTACACCTGGCTACCTGATTAGAGATGTTGAACCGTGTATCTACGACAGTATCTTGGGTGAGCGTATGATCCACGAGGCGTTTGATCACGCACAAATACACAGAGACTTCATCAAGGGTGCTACAAGCATTCTCCCATTCAAGGATTATCTCCGTATAGTGTAGGTTGAATGTTTCAAGCACTTTACAATGACCCAAAGTTTGTGGGTGCTACAACATCACCACCAGACCAAGTTATGGTTATTATGGAGGACGGTATTGAGTACCACACATCCAATGTAATCTTTCGCTCTGAAGCTACAATTGATAAACAATCAAAAGAGGTTAAAGGTACGGCGCGTGGTAAAGAAAAGATAACCCAACTCTTTGTGGTTCCAACGACAAGACAGAAGGGTCGTTTTACAGTCACAGAGTATGAACTGTAAGCTCCTATAACACAGCGGTTAGTGTGCCGTGCTTATACACTATGTATATTTAGGCGGGTCTCACACCCGTAAAGGCACGCGGAAATCTGGGATCGACACCCAGTAGGAGCAATTTACCTTTTAGATATGTGTCCCATATGTAAAAGATAAATCATAGAGTATAATAGGTATGAGGTACGGCTCGCTTGCACGCAAAAACTTCAAGGTTCGTTGGGGTCTCCATGGTAAGGGTCTCGTTGAGGACCATCATGTGATACCAAGGCGTTATATGGAACATCCAATCATCAAGAAGTCGGCGTATGACGTGAATGCGAGTAAGAACCTTGTGATGATGCCCACCCGTCTCGGTAAAATGGTACTCAATGTGAGAGAGGACCGTCTCTTTCACGAGGGAAATCACCCCGCGTACAGCGCATATGTAGGACACATGTTGGATGTCATGGATTCTACATATGATTTTGAACTCTTCGTGGAGTTTCTTAAGAGGGGGTGTCGTCGGAACGCGCATCACATTCCATGGGTTTAGTATCCTCTTTTGAGATATTGTTTTGGAATATTTGGATACTGTCTAGAAAAGAATTCACTTCTACCATGTTCACTATGACCAATTAAACTCTTGTGAGTTCGGTCAATAAGTATATGATTTCGCATATCTTTGTAATAAATACGACATCCCTTTGCAATCAAATCCTCATGTTTCATATCTACATGATTATCCATGGGATAAAAATATTTTTTATATTTTTTCATATTTTCTACATTTATCAGATAACATTTCGTACTTGAAATCCATTTTACTTTTTCAAGAGTACCTTCAATTTTATATGGTAATCTTGACAGACAATGGAAGAAACACATATCAAGTTCATCACCCTTTTCATCTATTACTTTTTGAATTTCTTCGTATAATTGCCCAGATTTAATTATGACGTTATCTTCAAATATAACTGCATATTTCAACCCCTGTTTGAAACATCTATCGTAAAATTCCATGTGACCTATAAAACATCCAATTGCGCCAATATTGAAATATGTAATATCGGGTCTTTTTACACTTGAATCATAATACATCTCAACGGCTTTTTCGAGATATTCCGGTAATATTAGATCTTCGTACTCTCTGGCGACTTTTATATTATCTTTTGTATTTGGACCATAAATAACTTCAAGTGGTATATGTTTATTGTGACTTTTAAAGAATTTTTCCTGGCGTTCACTTTGACCTTTTACCGTCAATAAAAAACACTTATAGTCATAAGGTTCTTTATGTGTATTAAATAAAACCACAAATGCAACTATGAGTAGTAGCACGATTGGAATCATACCTACTTAAACATTAGAAAATATTATAATGTAAGTATGAATCTAATAGATGTTTCGGGTTTAGTGAGTTCCATTTTAATATGTCTCATGTTTGTACCAGAAGTTGCCCACGTCTATAAACATAAAGATGCAAAAGCCATAAGTTATCCATTTTTACACCTAAACCTACTTGCAAGTGTATTGGCTCTCATTTACGCCATAGATTATAAGGTTATTCCAATGATAATTACAAATGTATCAGCTGGAATATTTTCATTAATACTTTACAGGTTTAAATACGTAAACGAGCTTAAAGAAGAGCCTTGTAGTATTGATGAAGTGGGGGTGTAAACTCCTCTTCAACCTAAAGCTTCTATGATGTAATCTGGCGATCATATTGGACTTTGAGATTAACGAAGACGATCCAAATTTCCTGGTTCAAATCCAGGTAGGAGCTTTAGCTGGTCGTACGCAAATTGGTTAGCGAACAGATTGTAGCATATGTAAAGCTAAGTAACACTATTAAATTAGTGTAATCAGTTCTCTGTTGTATGCACGTTCGAGTCGTGCCGATCAGAAGTCTCATATTATAGAGACTATA